CCAGTTCGTTGCCAGTTCGTTGCGTGGTAGCCCAGCCTAATCCCCAGGTTCGCTGCTGCTGGCGATAGGATGGCAACCGGCTGCGGACAAGTCATTCAACGCCTCGTAAATGAACCAGTTCGTTGCCAGTTCGTTGCGTGGTAGCCCAGCCTAATCCCCAGGTTCGCTGCTGCTGGCGATAGGATGGCAACCGGCTGCGGACAAGTCATTCAACGCCTCGTAAATGAATCGCTCCAGAACCTCCCGCGCCTGCGGCATCGTCTTTGCGCCGAGTAGCAGCGGCGCTGCCTTGGTCGGGATGGATAGCAGGCGGGTTTTTGCGTTGACGATGACGGTGCCCCAATGCTCCGCCACGGCGCGTCCGTCCAAAAGGTTCCCGCGCATGACCTCGTTTTGCATTGCCGTTTTGTCGGCCTGCTCTTTTGTGAGTCGGGCGCGTTCGAGGTCATAGCTCGTCGCTTCACCATCGGGCAACGCGACTTCCTTCCTACGCTCTTTTTCCACCAGCCAAGCAATGCACGCGCCGGTGTCGTATTGGTTCGCCTTACGGCCATTGCCGCGACTCATAACAGGGAAGCCCTGATCCTGTAGCCGGTTCACTGTCATGGGCGACATACCGAGTATTTCGCACAACGTGGACTGATTGACGATCATGCCGATGCCTCCAGCCTTAACCTGTTGAAAAATCCTGCACCTAGAAAAACAACGGGAACTTGGCCCCGCACTGTCGAAACTCTCCAGAAGGACCCGCAACCTATTTGGCGTGCAGTTCCTTCTGTGCGGTGTGTCATTGATCCGCCCGGTAGAACCGGCCTCCCGGTGCGTAGTCCGCCAGTGCTACTGATCGGCCATCCCAGCCGAACCACTCCGCATCGTCTCGGATAACGTGCGCCATGTATTCGGCGCTGGCATCGTCACGGGCCAACAGGTCGGCGCGTAGTTGCTCCGGCAGTTGCTCCAGCGTGTAGCCGGTCAACTTGCACGCCTTCGCCAACATCAATGCGGTGACGGTTTCGTCGTCGATTGATTTTGCGACAGCGACAGTTGCGACTCTAGCGACAGTTACCCCCGCCTCGATTGCGGTATGTGTCGCAGTTGTCGCGGGTGTCGCAGTCGCAATCCCCCGCAACGCGCCGGGCTTCAACAGTTCGGCCAGTTTCATGCGGCATCCCCCAGCAATGCCGGGTTGACGTACAGGTCGCGGCGCTTCCCGTCCGTTACGTCCCGCAATCTCCGCAGGTTGACCAATTCCAATATGGCAGCGTCTAGCCGTTTCTTTTCGCGCAGCCCGTTCGGCCCGCACCGTTGAATCTCACGCCTCGGAACAATGTGCGTCCCGTTGCGCTGGCAGTAGCGGATCAGCCATTCATCCAGCCGGCAGGCGTCCGCCAGTTCGCGCGGTATCGCCAACTCGCCAAAGAATCGGCGCGACTCTGACAAGTGCCAAAAAGCAACTCGCGCGGCCCGCTCGAAAGTCTCCGGCCCGATGGCTCCCGCCTCACCCTCGAACGCATGGAACAGCGCAGCCAGTCGTGAGGCGTTGTCGGCAATTTTTGCTGCCACATCCGACACGTCCCGCAGTTCGCCTCCCTCGCGCAGTTCTTTTTCTATCGCATCGTGAAACACCACCCATGCCTGTTTTGCTTCCGGTGCAGGCGTGAGCATTGAAGGAGACAGCCCACCGTCGTCTGTAATAGGCGCGGGCGTGTTTAGCAGTCGTGTAATTCGATGATTGAACGCGGCCAGTCGCGGCCAGTTCAACGGCGGTTCACTAAAGAATCGCGTGCCTCGCGTCGATTCAGGCCATGACACAAGGAAACGGGCTAGAAACCCCGTCCCCCTCGCCAACTCTCCGGTGTTCTCGAAAAACTCGCGCAACGCGCTTTCCTGAACCTGCAAGGCAACAGTCAGCCTCGCACCCTCAACAACGAAAGATTCCGATGTCTTGCGGTCGATTTTCAGCGCCGCGCCATCCCATAGCGTGTTCAACAGGGCCAGGTTGCGCATGGCTGAATCTTTCCCCATGCCGTGCGAGCCAAAAACAATGCCGGCCTCCGCAGACACGACACCACCCGACGGCCAGACCTTCGCCAGTTTTCGCGCCAGTTCCTCGGGCGTTACATCCCCATAAAGCAAGCGCGGATAGCGTGGCGGTATGGGTTGGCTTGCTTCCAGTTCGCCTAGGTCGCGCTCTAGTTTTTCCGTTCCTTTGGCTTTTTTTGCGTCCGCACGGATAGCGTCCGTTACTCCGTTCCGCTTGGCTTCCCATGCCTTAAAGTCCGCGTTGTATTGTTGAATCAGCGGCTCCGCTTTTTGCCGCTCGCTTTTTTCATAGTCTTTAATTGCTTGCATGAAAAAACTGTCAGCCGTTGACTTGCGTTCCCCGCTCTCCGCAATGGTCAGCAAAAAAAGCGAGGACGGGCCGGTTAGCCTTTCCGCCCTCTTAACATCGTGATGCGCCTGAATTGCCACGGACAATGCCGACAGCGCGCAGCCTGCTACCAATGGCAGCGGCGCTTGCACGAACGCCTGCACTTCCTCGACTGCACCGCGCAACACATCCGGCAACGCATCGCAGGGATAGGGCAGCGGTTCTACCTTGGACAGCAGCGGCTCCGGTGCCGGCCAGCCGTGCGGCGAGTCCAGCGGTGCGCCAACGTCCCGGCGTCCGTCATAGCGCGGCGTCCATCCGGCATCCTTGGCAAGCCCGTAGAGCGTGGCAATGGTGACGCCTGCGCCTGCCTTGAAGGATCGCCAGTGGCTTGCCACCTCACTGCTGCCCGGATATTTCGCGGAACGTGCCGACCATGAATCCCAGACGGTCAGGCCGGACGGGCCAAGCTCGGCGTGCAGTGCCATACCGATGCGCAGCCAGTCGTCATATCCGCAGTCGGGGCTGACGTAGGCCAGTGCGTCGTGGATTTTGTCGCCGGTCGCCGGTTGCGGAACGTGCACCACTGGGGCCGCTTCGTCGTGCGCCTGTTTTTTCACTGTCTTGCGCAGCTTGCTGATGGTGTCTGCGCTGATGGTGGCGAGTTCACGCGGCTGGCCGTATGGCTCGCCGGTCATGGTGAAAAATTGCGATCCGGAAAAAACCTCAATGCCCAGCGGGTTGCTCTTGAATGTCTCGGTTTCGCCACGGCCGATGATGTGCACACCGTTTCCGGACGGTGAATGCTCGGTATATGACTGGCAGGCGTCGATGATGCGTTGAGCGCGTGCTGTGCGTTCGGCGTCGTCGGTGATGCCGTCCAGGTCGATGCCGACCAGACCGTCACCGGGCAGGAATGCGAAGCCTAGGCCGGTGTAAGCACCTGACGCGCCGGCAGCGGCAGCGGTGTGATAGTCGGCCAGTGCGGCGCGGTCGTCGTCGCTGCCTTGCGTTCCTGTGCGTCGTGAGCCGCTGACGTAGTAGGGAACCTTGCGCGGTTTTTTGCCGTTTTGGTTTGGTTCGAGTTTCCAGACAAGCCACTGTTTTAGTGCGCGGAGTTCTGCGGGGAATACATCAGTCATGGCGCGCACCCCGCTTGGCGTGGCGTTTCTTCGCGCGTCGCAGCATCGCGTCATAGGCCCGGCGCAATCCGCGCGTGCTAGGCGCAGTCGGCCCACCTTCAACGCGATATTCCGAAAGGTTTGCTGCCAGCGATTCGCGCCAGTGGGGTGCGTGCCGAACGATGATAGAATCGCGGTGCGTTGTTTGAGTGTGAGCCGTTTGGGTATTGGCGTACCCGGCGGCTTTTTTGTTGGTCACGGTTAGCCTCCCTTCGCGTCATTCGCTGGGGCTGGCTGCCATTCGCCACGAATGAAGGCGGTGATGTCCTCACGCCGCCAGACGGTGACGTGCTCGCCAAAGGGGGATGGCCTTACTGGCTGGGGAAAGCGGTTTTCCTTAACCATGCGCCATAAGGTCGTGCTACCAATGGAGCACGTGGCGAGGATTTCAGGCTTGCGGCAAAAGCCGGTGCTAATGGCGGTGACTGCTTGGGTTTTCATACGGATGCCTCGGTGTTTTTAGGGCATCCGTATTAATCATCATTCTTTTGGGTTCGTGTTGTTGCGTTTTTCGCACTCCTAACCCGCTCTGGCGGGGTACTGAACCCGGATTGCTAGGGGTTATTGCGCCACTTCCTGCCGGTTCCGTATCGGGATGACCTTTCCTTCCGCACCAGTCAGCAGGCGCTCTAGTGTTTCCAGCGCATGGCGCTTTTCGGCCAGATAGTCGTGCTTGTCGTAGTGTCGATCCTGCACACCACCTAGCCCATGAGATTGAAGTTGTGCGCGTATGTCTTTGCCTACCCCGGCAGCGGCAAGTCTCGTTTCTACGGTGCGTCGTAAATCCTTTGGCGTGAAGTTTCCGCCTGATAACTCGCCGGCCACCCGCATCGCACCCGCAACCTTACCAACGTATTTCCGAACAGTGGATGAGTCTGCGCCCGTCTCGCCTACGGTCACGCTGAACAGATATTCACCTTCGCCCATTGCTCGCATTGCATCAGCCGCCAACGGCAGCAACGGCACAACATGCACGCGAGGCATTGCGCGTCGGCCTTTTCCATCGCGCAGAACGATAGCGTTCAAGTCGGCGTCGTAGTCGGCAGCGGTAAGTCTCGCCAGTTGCTCTAGGCGCTGGCAGCCCGTCAGCAGATGGAATCGCAGCAAACCACCCCTAGCACCCTGCATCGTTTCAATGCGCTGCCAGTACGCGCGCAACTCGGCCAAGGTCAACGCGCGCTCGCCCGGCTTCGATCCGCCGCTTGGCACCAGTAGGTCGCGGGCAGGGTTAGAAGTCAGTCGCAGGTCGCGCAATGCTTGGAGTGCCGTTGCGTCAGTGCGTGCACGAATCGCAGACGCATAGGCCGACTTTAGGTAAGAGCAAACCTTGCCTGCCTCGCGCAATTTGCCGGCCTCGGTCAGCCTCGCCACAATGCAAAAAAGGTCGTCGGTCGTCACGTCAGCGGCCGGAATCTGCCAAAGTTTTGGCCATGCGTCACAGACGTGCAGTTGTAGTGCTCCCTGAACCTTTCGGGCGTCCTTTTTCTTGTCTCTGACAAGTTGATCGGTGTAGGCGGTCAGCAGCGCCCCAAGCGTTGAATGTTGCCGCGCATTACTCGCCTCGGCTGCCTGCTTCGCCGCCACCCTTCCCCGTGCTTCCTCCCGTTGCTGGGCTTCGATGGCCTCGCGCAGGTCGCGTTCCCCCGCCTGATACCGCACGGACAGCCTATGCGCCGTTTTCCGGGCATCGGCCAGCGTGATACCCGTCCCGATTGATAGCCGCACGCTCTTGCCGTCCGGGGCGGTGTATCGGTACTGGAACGATGGTTTCCCATTGGCTCCGATGCGTACCAACAGTTGACCCGCGCCACGGGGCGCGGGATCGGAAAGCACGTCTCCCGGCTTCATTGCCGCGATGCTCTTGTGCGTAAGGGGGGTAGTGTTCTTCGGCGGCTTCGACTTCTTCTCGCCGGCCTTCGCGCTATCGCAATCCTCTGCCTTCATGCCGTTGCCAGTTCGTTGCCAGTTTTTGGAAGGATAGGCCCGAACAACGGCGAACGGCAACGAACATAAATATCAATGTGTTAGCGAATCATCAGGAACGGACGGGAGTGCCAGAAACTCACAGAAACAGGAAAATTGAGGATTGAAAATCCTCGTGTCGGTGGTTCGATTCCGCCTCCGGGCACCAGCATAAGTTAGCGCCCCGTATGGTTTTTTTCATATCGGGGCGTTTTCTTTTCTGCACCAGAAAAATCAGAAGCCCTGCTTTTTGCCAGTTCGTTGCCAGTTCGTTGCGTGGTAGCCCAGCCTAATCCCCAGGTTCGCTGCTGCTGGCGATAGGATGGCAACCGGCTGCGGACAAGTCATTCAACGCCTCGTAAATGAACCAGTTC